GTACTCATGCGTCACTGAGTCGATGACAATAACCTCAGCGCCGGCCTGGCACGCCGCGTCGATCGCCTCGATGTAGCGGGCCGGGGAAAACGGCGCATAGAAGTCGAGAATGTTGAACGGCTGTGGGAGCGCGTTCGCGTACAGGCTGCCGCGGCGATTTTCAGAATCGATCAGGACTATCTTGTCGGCCTGTTGTCCAGCAAGGCCGTAGGCCAGTTGCAGTGCCGAGTAGGTTTTGCCGGATCCCGATACCCCGGACAGTTGGATGAGCAGTCGCGCGCCCTGGCGCTCTGCCTTGCGGATGATGAAGCTCATGCTTGCTCCCCTGCGGCACGCTCGGCCGCTGTAATCGCCCAGCTGGGCACACCCAAAGCCCGCACCTCGGCGGGATAACCTGGCCATGTGTCTGTTGCGATGCAGTTGGCCAACAATTGCAGCAGCTTGCGGTACTCACGCCGACCCATCTCGAGCATCGGCTCATCGGCGAAATAGAAGGCGCACGCGAACGGCGCGGTCTTCTCAAACGCCGCGAAGATGAACGCATCCGGCTTGATACCGGTCGCCTGCTCAATGCCATCGATGTACCAGGCGGCTTGCATCCAATAGCGAAAGTTCCACGCCGACTTCTGAAACCCTGCAGGACTTGCGTCGTCAGTAGACTTAAGATCCACCAACAGCGGCAGGTTCATCAGATCCGGCCGAGCGCGGCACAACAACCCGGTCTCGGGGTCATTCCAATACACCGAGCGCTCGACCTGACCGGTTGCGAACACCTTGCGTGCCATCGGATGCTCGCGCACCTGCTGGGCAATGCGGCCGCAGAGCATCGCGTCGTCGTATGAGATCAACGCGCCGCCGATCGCATCGGCTTGCTCGACTGCCTGTTGCCAGACGGCCTTGCCCTCCTTCGTTCGCCGATCAACGTCAGGCGCGATGATGTACTGCTTGTCGAACAGATCTGGCTCAAGCACCGCAGTGTGGATTGCAGTGCCCAGCTTCATGGCCGGTGTCGGCTCAGTCGGCTCACGGTTTGGGTCAACATATCGAGCCCAATAATGCAGCGGGCTTCGTGCCATCACCGATAACGCTGACTGGCTGATGCCAGGCCCAGCGTGGTACTGCTCGTTGGGGATGTAGTCGTAGATTCCTGGTTCCATTGTGGTTCCCTGTGTTGTGGGGCATCCATCTTAATCCCGCTTTTTACTTTCTTGCAAGTATTTCAGCCGTTACAATGTTGCATGGACATCAAATGGCAACTGCGCGAGCTCGCATGGGACGCTCGCGTGACCGTGAGCGAACTGCTGACCGAGGCCGGGGTTAGCTGGGCTACGGTGTCAAGGTGGTACAACGGTGGCAGGCGTAGATACTCGACCTGGGCGCGGATTTTGTCGGCAGCAGAAAGGTTAAAGCGGTGACGTTGCGTTTGCACCAGCTCAAGGCAATTGACGACCTACGCGCGGCTTATCGCGCTGGGCACAAAGCGCCGGTGCTGGTCATGGCCACCGGTGGCGGCAAGAGTCATACGGCATCAGTCATCATCCGCGAAGCTGTCGCCAAGGGACGATCGGTCTGGTTCCTGGCGCACCTGCGGGAGATCCTCGACGCCACAAGCGCCAAGCTCACCAGCGAGCGGATCCAGCACGGGCACATCATGGCCGGTCGACCGGATCAGCCCGACCTGCCGGTTCAGATCGTGATGGTCCAGACCGCAGCGCGTCGGCTGGGCCGTTACCGCAAGCCAGACCTGATCGTGATCGACTAGTGTCACCTGGCCGTCGCGGAGACGTATCGCAAGGTCATCGAGGACGCTGGCCGGCCGCACTTGCTGGGCCTTACTGCGACGCCGGTGCGGCTCGATGGCCGGGGGCTGGATGAGATTTTCGACACGCTGGTGCCCAGCTGTACCACACAGGAGCTCATCGCGCAGCAGCTGCTCGTGCCGATCCGTTACTTCGCGCCGAGCCAGCCCGACCTCACCGGCGTGCGGACGGTGGCCGGCGACTATGCGCCTGGCGAGGTCGCGGACCGCATGAACCGGCCCAGCATCACGGGCAGCGCGGTCGAGCACTACCGGAGCCTCGCGCATGGCCGCCCAGCGGTCGCTTTCGCCACGAACGTCAAGCACGCCAACGATGTCGCGTCGGAGTTCGCGGCTGCCGGATACCGCGCGATGGCCATCGGTGGGCACAGTCCCGAGGCCATCCGGCGCGAGGCTTTGCACGGGCTCAACGCTGGCGACATCGATGTCGTCGTCAATTGTCAACTCTGGGTCGCGGGCGTCGACGCGCCTGGCATCGGTTGCGTGATCATGCTCGCGCCTACGCAGTCGGTCGTGAAATACCTGCAGAGCATCGGCCGCGGGCTGCGGACGGCGCCAGGCAAGCGCGAGCTGATCGTGCTGGACCATGCCGGGAATTGCTTTCGTCACGGCCTGCCTACCGATCCGCGAGAGTGGGCGCTCACTGGCACGCCGAAGCGCACGCGGTCCAGCGAAGACGAGCCCGAGGTCGTTCGGCAGTGTGAGCAATGCTTCTTTGTCTACCGGCCAGCGCCAGAGTGCCCAGCGTGCGGGCATCGCCAAGCGCCTCGGTTGACCAAGCTGCAGCAGCGCGCCGGTGAGCTGGCCCAGATCGAGGAAATCAAACGCCAACAGCGCGACGAGGTGCGCCAGGCGCGGACGATCGAGGCTTTGAGGGATATTGCTATTAAACGAGGGTACTCAATAGGATGGGTCTATCAGATGGCGCGGGTGCGCGGCTCGAGGGGGCTGCGAGCATGATCCACTATCACGGCACACCGATCACACCAAAGTCAGCCCTTGAGTCGATGGCGGGAAAGCACTTCTGCGTAAGCTATTTCCGACCGGACAGTCTAAAAACCTGCCTTCGCATCGGTCAGTCGCTCATGCTCGACAATGGCGCATTCAGCTGTTTCACGCGAGGCGTCGAGTTCGATCTGCTCGGGTTTTACAAGTGGGTCGACCCAATCCTTGCCAATCCCCACTGGGCAGTCGTGCCGGATGCAATCGGCGGAGATGTTGACACCCAGCGGCAACTAATCAAGACCTGGCCTTTCCCGAAACAATTTGGGATCCCGGTCTGGCACATCAATCTGCCGATTTCGTACCTGCTCGAACTCTGCGACGACTGGGGCCGAGTGTGTTTCGGTTCGACCGGCGAGTATTGGCAGATCGGGTCTGCAAAGTGGTGCAATCGGATGGACGAGGCTTTCAACGCGCTTCGCTCTACGTTCGGCGCCCGACTGCCGTGGGTTCATGGATTGCGAATGCTCGGCCAGGGTACCGGCCGCTGGCCACTAGCAAGCGCGGACTCAACAAATGTCGCGCTGAACCACGCCGAACAGATCGTGTGCGCTGGTTGCATGGCGAAACGAATTGATTCTCAAAACCCCCCTTCTCGCTGGGCTGACACACCAACTCAAGGACACCTATGTCTCTGATCATCGGTTACATATCGGCATTGGTTCTTGCAAACCTTTCCGTGGCGCATTTCGGTCCGTGGGTTTCGCCAATCAACGCATTTCTGCTGATCGGTCTGGATCTTGCGCTTCGAGACAAGCTCCACGATTTGTGGAACGGTTCAATGCTCTGGCCCAAGATGCTCGGTCTCATCGCTTCGGCCGGCGCGATGAGCTATCTGCTCAACCCAGCGGCGGGAAAGGTGGCAGTGGCATCTGTCATTGCATTTTGCGCCGCTGGCCTAGTCGATGCGGTTGTCTATCACTACCTTCGCCACAAGCCATTTATGCAGCGTTCAAACGTCAGCAACGGAGCCGCTGCTTTGGTTGATAGCGTCATGTTCCCGACGATCGCTTTCGGCGGCTTGATGCCCAGCATTGTGGTCTCGCAATTCGCCTCAAAGATCGCCGGTGGCGCGCTCTGGTCATTCGTTATCTGGAAACTCACCCGCAGGGATGTCACACAATGACCTGCCTGGGCTGCCAGCTCTGCGAGGTCGGTCCGTTCAAGACACTGATCGACGGTCGCGTCGTCTGTCATCAATGCGAGGCATGGCGTCAAGAGTGCGAAGCGCGTACAGTCATCGCTATGCCAAGCGTTGAGGTGCGGCGAAAATTTTTAGCGGATGTTGAGCGTCATCGTGGTGTACCAGCTGCGAATCAACTCCGGATGCTTGTCAGGCAGTTGTGGGCACACCGCCCAGCCGAAGGTGGCGGCAATAACACCGGCAGCAATTGACAGCACGTCTCCTTCCCTGTGGCTGGGCAATTGCAGACGGGTGGAAAGACACCGGACGGGGGCGCATCCCCCGATAACCTTGAGGAACCTATGGCACGCAAAAAATTTGATTTAGCAGTAAAGACCGGCAGCTACACCGACCGGGACGGCAAGCAGAAATCCAGATATCAAAACATTGGCGTCGTCATGCAAGGCGACGACGGCGGGCATTACGCCCTGCTGGACCCGCTCATCAACCTGGCGGCGGTGCCGCGAGAGCCTGGCAAGGATCGCGTGATGGTATCAATGTTCACGCCGAAGGATGACCAGCAGCAGGCGCCGGCGCAGAGGCAGCAGCCTTCAGGCGGCGGTCGCCTCGATGACGACATTCCATTCGCTCCTCTGAAATTCTGAGGCACCTGATGAACTCCGCCACCATCCTTGAATACCTCAAAAACCGTGTCGCAGCCGTCGACATGTTGGTCCAGCAGCAGCGCTGGGCTGAAGCTCGCAGTGCATGTTGTGAGATCGTCGCAGAAGCCAGATTGCTGCAACACCAGCTGAAGATTGAGGAACCCAACAATGGATGACTGCGACGCATACGAGGAGGCCGCGTGGAATGAGTTTCAATCCAAACGCAAGGCGATCGACCAGGTCAATCATCCTGCGCACTACACGCGCGGCGGCATCGAGTGCATCGACGCGCTAGAGGCTGCAACGATTGACCTGCAGGGTATCGAAGCGGTCTGCACGGCCAATGCGATTAAGTATTTGTGGCGTTGGAAGAACAAAAACGGCCTCGAGGATCTCAAGAAAGCCCGCTGGTACATCGACAGGCTCATCTCGCAACGTGAGTGAAGCAGCTATCCAGCAGCAGATCCGGCTTGCACTTTCGCGGGCCGGGTCTGTCATGCACCGGAACAACATCGGCGCCTACCGCGATGATCAAGGCCGCGTCATCCGCTACGGGGTCGGCAACCCTGGTGGATCCGACCTCATCGGCTGGACACCGGTGCTGATCACACACGAGATGGTGGGCGGTATGCTGGGCGTGTTCACTGCGATCGAAGTTAAGGCGCCGCGAGGTCGGCCAACTGAGGCGCAGCTCAACTTTCTGAGACAGGTCCAGCTGGGCGGCGGCATCGCAGGTATAGCTAGATCAACACAAGATGCACTTGCCCTGTTGACGCGCCCCAAATAACTTGGCATAGTCTCCTCACCGCGGCGCCGTCGCGGACAACCAGGAGATCAACATGCCTACCGTCAACTCAATGGGTCGTGCCTACATCCGCGCGTTCTTGGTCGAGAACGCTGCTGATCCGTCATCCTGCCAAGACCAACAACTAGTCGACAGCCTTGCCACTGCATGCGAGGCATCTGTCGAGTCCTGCGGTGTCGGTTATGTTGCACTTGCAGCCAACCGTACTGCATCCGGTCGCGTCGAATGGTGCCAGTTGCCCAGCTGGGCACTGTCTTACGCGGTGGAGGCATGACATGCCGCTGATCGCTCTCACACTGTCAGCCGCAGCCACCGGTTCTGCAGTCGCGCTGGATGCAGCCTGGCCGCTCGGCATGGCGCTCGCCATCATGCTTGTTGCAATGGTCGGAGCCAAGGAATGACCACGCGCGAAAAGGTTCTCGGCTACCTACGAACACATAAGACACCAGCCACCGTTCAGTCGCTCACTGAACGCTTCATGCTTTCAATCACAGGGGTACGCAATGCGCTCATCGAACTCGAAGACCAACAGTTGGTTGTCTCCACAGTTGTCGGCCGCCGACAATTCTGGTCCGCAGCCCGCTACCGTACAGTGGCCGTTTCCCAACCAGTTGATCAGGCCGAGCGACCAGCCGCCGTTATCCCAACGTCCTATCCGCACGTTCGCGGATATGACGACTGAGGTCGGCGAGGCGCTATGGTGACCGTCGTTGACGATCTTATACAAGATTGCAAAGGCATCATCGATTACTACGTCGACAAAGCTAAGTTGCCTGGAGACGGCAAAGCGGTCATACGCAATGCAATGTATGCACGAGTAAACCGTTTGACGTTTTCCGGGTTTGGTCAAAGAGTGCCGTTTAATTGGTTGGGAGTAAGAAAGAAATGACCCAAGACGACATTATTCGCATGGCCTGCGGCTATACCGCGGTCGACCCGCGCTGGTACGAATTACTTGAGCCTGCGGATTTCATAGCAGACAAAGAGACCCATGACGTAGCTGTGATTGTTAGCGTTCACAAGCAGCGTCCGATTGCACCTGATTATTACCGATTAAATTTTGCCGACGGCAGCTACATGGATGCTACAGACAATGACGTGTCAGCGAATTATCGGCCGTATGTTTTGATTAGCAAAATCGCTGCCATCGAGCAGTACGAGCAGACTGCGCTGGAGTTGTGCAAGGAATGCGGCTGGAAGGCCATTATTCCCAGTGATGGTTGTCTGGTCTGTGCGCGGCAAAAGGCGAAGCCGGTGGCGTGGATGTTTGACTTTCTAAATTCGGACAACCGAGACGAGGTAATCCGGGACTGGGTAACGCAATCTCAGGATGACATTAAACGAGAGAACGGTTTCAACGTGCGACCGCTCTACACCGCACCACCTGCCATCGCGCAGAAGCCTGTCGCCTACGCCGATAGCCGTATCCACGGCTGGCCCGATTGTTTTGTGATGGAGCCAGACCCACCGCATACGGTGCCTCTCTACGCTGCACCGCGCGAATGGGTCGGACTGACGACGCAGGAGATCGAGGACGAGTGGGAGAGGGTGACAGGACACAGCATATTGGGAGGCGACCGTAGCGCGGGACGCAGCATGTTCCTGTCGCCAGATGAGGTGGTTCACTACACCCAAGCCATCGAAGCAAAGCTAAAGGCCATCAACACATGACCCAACAACTTACCGAAGACCTCGCGACGATCGCCCGCAACGGCATCGACAAGCTGCTGGCGATCACCCCTGCTGCACAGAAAGCCCTAGACGCCCTCGACCTCATTGCCAAGCACGAGCAGGGCGTCAGCTGGAGAGTGCGCAAGCCAAACGGCCATATAGTGACCATCTACCCCGCTAAGGTTTGCGAGGAAGCCGCCGCGGCACTGAGGGCCCACCTGTGATCCGCATGGGGCCTATCCTCTACGCACGCCTGGTCGGCATGCTGGTCGATGGGCCTGTGACGATCCAAGACATACAGGACGAGCTGGGCCTACATGAGTTCACTGTACGCGACTATGTCAAAGCCCTGCACAAGCACAAGCTCTGCCACATCGCCGTCTGGTCGCTTGCTGGGCCAAAGCAGCGCCGCGTAGCCCACTACACCTGGGGCCGCGGGGCCGACGATCGCAGACCGCCGCCGCTGCCTGACAAGCTACGGCAGTTGCACTACCGGCAGCGCCAAGCTGCCAAAACACTTCAACGAGCAATGTCCAACTTCACCAAAGGAGCAATCAAATGAAACCCGCAATACCGCTGCACGACTCACGGTTCAAGTACACGCCAGCCGCTCAGACCAACGTGCTCGCCACTTGGCGGCGCTTTGGGTTCGTGCCACCCACCGAGGCTAATCCTGACTACTTCAAAACCATCAAACAGGAACTCAACGGTGTCACCGACTGAATTCCGACGACTGCAACGCCGCGCTGGGCTCCTCAACCGAGAGGTCCAGCAGTTATGCGGCGTATCTGACCAGACGGTCATTAACTGGCGGCATGGCCACACTCGCGTGCCTGGATCCGCCATTGCGCTATTGCGCATCATTGCAACTAACAGGGACAACCGTGAAGCTCACCGCATCTGACGGACATAAATGGCGCATTGAACGCCTTGAGAAAGCACGCCGGCTCATCGAGCAGTCGCTGGGCATCGACGCCGATAACATCATTGCTGGGATGAGTGACCATGACGACGCCTTGATCGTCTACTGGCGTCGCGACTTCACCCAGCGCGATGAGCGTGCCGTTGACGGAGCCTGGCGAACGCTCGGCGCATCAATCGTAGTTCACGCCGTCGAAAACCGGGCGCGGGTCGATGCACGATGACGACCACCGCCGATTACGCGGCCAGCTATGTGGCCCAGCTGGGCATGCAACTGGTGCCGCTGCCGCCTCGCCAGAAGCGACCCTTGACCGACGACTGGGGCCGCAACCTCATTACCACACAGGTCCAAGCTCGCGACTACTGGCTGGCCAACCCTGACGCCAACATCGGCGTGGCGCTTGGGCCCAGCAGGGTCTGCAGCTTCGACGTTGACGACCTTGAGGCCACACGCGCGATTTGCGCTGAGTTTGGCTGGGACCTGGACGCGCTGATCGCCCAGCACCCGACATGCCAAGGGCAGCCGCCGAGCGTGAGGGTCATGTTCCGGGTGCCTGCAGGGGTCCAGCTGGCCTACCACTCGCTGACCTGGCCCAGCCGCGACGGCTCGGGACGCATTACGGTGTTTGAGCTCCGCGCCGCCACCGACCAGCAGCGTCAGGACGTGCTGCCGCCGTCGATCCACCCGGCTACAGGCCAACCTTACGCCTGGCTTACGCGCCCTCGAGCCGCTGCAGGGCTTCCAGAGCCACCTAACTGGTTGCTGGCGCTTTGGTCAAACTGGGACGCGCTCAAGCCTCAGTTGCAGGCGGTATGCCCATGGTCGGTGCCCAGCAGGCCGGCAGCACCGCCTCGAGCCCAGCGGCAGGGCGACTCGGTCATCGAGGCTTACGATCGGGCGCACAGCATTACGGACGCGCTGGCGCGCTATGGGTACCGCCGCCAAGGCAACCGGTGGCTGTCACCGCATAGCAAAACCAAGCTGCCGGGCGTCGTGGTCTGGCCCGACGACAACAAATGCTGGATCCATCACGCCTCTGACCCGCTCTGCAGCGACGAGTCGAATCAGCCAGTTGGGCCGTTCGATCTGTTTGCTGAGTATGAGCATCAAGGCGACCTGTCGATGGCGGCACGGGATGCTGCCCAGCAGATGGGGCTCACAAGGGCACCGCGGCCGCGGCAGGTGGCCGAGCGCATTGACCCAGAGACCGGGGAGATCACGGTCGGTGACACTGGGCTCATGGCACCGCTACCGGACACTACCGACAAGGGCAAGGTGCTGGGCACGATCGAGAACTTTGCCGAGATCACCCGGCGGCTCAACGTGACAATCCGTTACAACGTGATATCAAAGGACGAGGAGGTCCTGATACCCAACGGTCGGTTTTCGATCGACAACCGGGCGAACGCGAGCCTGGCTTGGCTCATCAGCTGGTGTGCGCGCTACAGGATGCCCACCGACAAGATTTCCGATTTCGTCACCTACCTAGCCGACCAGAACCAATACAACCCGGCGGCAACCTACATCCTGAGCCGCCCGTGGGACGGCCAGAGCCGCCTGCAGGCGCTGTACGACACGATTGTGTCCAGCGGGCCGGCGGCATTGAAGGAGATTCTGATCCGCCGTTGGCTGATATCCGCGGTAGCGGCAGCGTTTGAGCCCGAGGGCGTGTCTGCGCATGGCGTGCTGGTGTTGCAGGGTGCGCAATATGTGGGAAAGACTAAATGGTTTAAGTCTTTGGTCCCTGCTGAAACCAGACTCGCGCAGGATGGAATGATGCTGCGGCCTGAGGATCGAGATTCAGTAAAACAAGTCTGCTCATTCTGGCTTGTTGAACTCGGAGAATTGGACGCGACTTTTCGCAAAGCGGATATTGCCCAGCTGAAAGCATTCCTTACGCGCGACCGTGATGTATTACGCCGCGCATATGCAAAGCGCGAATCTGAATATGCCAGGCGCACGGTTTTTTTCGCTTCAGTTAATCCGAGAGAGTTTCTCCATGACGCCACCGGTAATCGCAGGTATTGGGTTATCGAATGCGATTCCATCAACCACGACCATAACATCGACATGCAGCAGCTCTGGGCCGAGGTGCATGCGCTGTATGAGCAGGGCGAATCGTGGTTCCTGCAGCCCGAGGAGATGGCCCAGCTCAACCAGGCCAACGAGGAATTTGAGGTTCGAGACCCGATCGAAGACCGGATTTCGAGCCGCCTGGACTGGTCCAGCGACGAGCAGACGTGGCGCTGGATGACCGTAACCGACCTGTTGATCGAGATCGGGGTTGACCGTCCGTTACGTTCCGACATTAACACGGCGGGCCAAATGGTCCGCAAGCTGAACGGCAACCAGGGGCGTAAGTCCAACGGGGTGAGGCAGCTGAAAGTGCCTCCGCAGGCGTGGCAGGGTCAGTAGGGTCGTAGGCAGGGTCATCAA